GGCTGTTTCTGGACATTGGCTATACGGGCTTCAAGGACCTCTCAGGCGTTCGCCTGCTGCGCTGCGGCGTCGATACGGTCCGCCAGCTGTACCGAGGACTGATCCGCCCGGAAATCATGGCGCTGTTCGAGAAGCCGGGCGTCATGGTCGAGTTCGCCGGGGAGTTCTGGCACGCCGGACGGGTAGGGCGGGACTCGGGCTACCAGTACAAGCTGCAGAACGCCGACCTCGGGTTCATCCTGCTGATCAAGAACTTCAACGCCAAGCTCGAGAACATCGGCCCGCACCTGAAAATCGAAGTGTCACCGCACGCCATTGACGCGCTGTCGCCGGAGCGGCTGCAGGAGCGGATGGACTACTACGCCGCAGCCGTGATGACACACCGCGAACGCAACCAGTGCGCTGTCCATCTGGCGCTGGATCTCCAGGGCTGGAAGCCTCCGGTGGATCTGGTGGCACGCCTGCACTGTCGCGCGCGGACGCACCGGGATATTTCGGGTATCAACGAGATCAATTGGGCGACCAAGTCCAGCGTCTACGGTCGTGGCGAAACGTCCATGTTCGGTTCTGCTGGTGGCGTTCAGCTCTGCATCTACAACAAAACCGAACAGGCCCGTGCGACCGATAAGCTCGACTTCTGGGAGAGCGTCTGGCGTCGGCGTGATTCGTTCGATCCGGCCGATCCTGATAACTACGACCCGACCCAAGATGTATGGCGGGTCGAGCTGCGCTATCACCACTCTGTGATCCAGCAGTTCGCCAGCGGGTCGATCAGTGCGAAGACCGGCGAGGCCATCGAAACGGATTCGTTTGCGGCGTTCTCCGCCCACTTGGACGGCCTGTGGCGCTACGGGCTGTGCCAGTTCAAATTGCTGCATCGCCCGGGGCAGTACGAGCCGATCTGGACGCTGATGCGTGATGACGTGCGAGTCGACGTGGCAGTCGATTCCCTTGTCGATGAAACGGAATACAAGCGCTACTACAAGACGTCACGGGGCTTCTCGGGCAAGAACGTGGAGCTGTTCCTGGGAAACTTCGTAAGCCTGCTGGCACGGGAGCGAGTGGGCGCTAGAACCGCATTTGATCGACTGAAGGAGTGGGAATGCTGGCCGGTCATTCGTGACCACTATGCTGCCAAGGACATGAGCGAGCGTGATCTGTACAAGCACATCAAGACGTTGCTTCAAGAGCGTCACGTTCGATGGGGCAGAGCGGTCTGATGGCGATCCAGCAGCTCCCTGACGGTCGCTGGCGGGTCGACGTTGAGCCGGTCAAAGGCAAGCGGTTTCGCAAGACGCTGAAGACCAAGGCCGAGGCAATGCGCTTCGAGGGGATCTGTCGGGCCAAG